TTATTTTGCCTTTTTATGTTCTTCTAGACGCTGTCTAAGTATGTTTGATCCGCCTACTCTGACGTTTATAATGCCATTATAATAGTCATCTGTTTCTAAAACTCGGCGTTCAAACTGCTCTCTTGCTTCAAGATATGACATTTCTGCCTTGGATTTGCAAAGATAAAGTATTTCTCTGGTGAAGTTTTCCGGACCTAATGCTTGGACGTCTGCGTTGAGCCTATCAGAAGAACCGAAGTAGTCGCGCCAATCGCTTTCTACTGTGCTTCTTCTTTTAAGTTTTTTGCCTTTGAGTGGGGGTTTAGTACGCTTGAATTGTGCTAATTTCTTGCCTATGTACTTCTGTCCGGTCTGTAAGTTGGTGATGAGATAAACAAAGCCAATGTAGCCTTCTGGTATTTCTTCTACAGTTTGATTTTGATACGTCCATTGCACTCACTTAGTTACCTTGGGGGGTCTGCCTAACTTGCCTTTTCTGGCTAATTTACGTTGTTCTCGCTTTTCTTGTATTTCTACTCGCCTTGTGCTTGCCTCGTTGCGTATTTCTGATAGCCAATATCGTGCCTTAATGCCTGCTTCGTCTGAGCCTTTGTATTCAAAACGTTCCTGCCACTTAAAGTATTCCTGGAACGCACGAATCATTTTGTCGTGGCTTTCTGTGGTCATGCCGCAACTATCTCAACATCGTTGCTGTAACTAGTAAATCCGTTTTCTTTAATAACTTTGAGCACATGATTTACACGACTAGTTAAGTCATCTCTATGAGAAATTAAGAATACATTCTTGTCACGCTCACGAGTCATGCGTTTCAGTACAGCAATACTTGACTCAACACCGCTAGAATCCATACCCGAGTCTACTAACTCATCGATAAACAGCAGGTTGATGCTGTGATATAAGTTTTCCCATACATCACGGAATGCCCAACTCATGCTCAATATCAAACGATTACGCTCGCCACGACTTAAATTATCAAAGTCTAGATCCTGACCTAGCTGTGTGATGATCACACTTAGGTCGTTTTGGAATTCAACGATATGAGGTAATCCGATTTTGTCTAGGTAATGTGTTAATCTCTGATTTAAGAACGCTAGATTCTGATCAATAATACGTTTACGTACAAAACTGTCCTTGTTGGTCAGTAGTTTGTATAAGAATTCCTGATGATCCTTGACTTTAGTTAGATCATTTACAGCGTCCCAGTTGATTTCCTGTACCGCAGTCTTTTTCAATTCTTCTATTTGCTCGCTGTATGGATTGAGTTCAGCTTCCTTAACAGCTATGTCTTTTTCTAAACTGTCTAGAGTATTTTTATGGTTCAGTGCTTCTTCTAAACTATCATAGGTTACACTAGGACAAGCACCTAGATCGCCGACCAATGATATAGCTTCGTTGAGATCGGACAATTCTGTTTCATATTCTTTGATCAAAGATTTACTATCAGTAACCTGCTTTGATTTAGCTGTCAACATAGTTTCATGTTTAACATCATGTATGTCTTGACCACAGCTATGACACTTGTGTTCTGCTAAACTAGTCAGTTCTTTTTCTAGTTTTTCTAAAGATTTCTGTTCTTTTTCTAAAGTAGAAGTTTGTTTAGCGATCAAAGCTGCAAGGCTGTCTAATTCTTTTTTATTCTTGCTCCACTCTGATAGGGCTCTTTGATTGGCTATCTCAGTTTCGATATCAATATTGCTTAATAGGTCAACGCTTTTTCTAATATCTTCTAGAGATTTTTCTTTTTGATCTTCCCATATCTTTTGCTTTCTTTCTAGAGACTCAATACTCTGTTGTATTCTTTCGTTTGAAATCTTGATAGTTTCAATGCGAGTATTTTCAGTAGAGATAGCATCCTTGGTTAATCTAACCTGTTCTTTTAATGCTTCTGCTTTTTCGGAAAGCTGAGTAATTCCAAGAAGTTGTTCAATAATACTGCGTTGATCAGCAGCTTTCATTGACAAGAAAGGTTCGGTATAGGTATTAAGAGCAACTAAATGCTTGAACATTTCGTGACTCATACCAATCATTTCGTCAATGGCTTTTTGTGTTTCTCTAGAGTCACCTTGACTTTCGTCTAAATCCTGTAATTCTTGTTCTCGACCGTCGATGCTGAATTTTAAAATATTAGGTTTACGACCACGTTCAATGTGATACTGGATGCCATCTTTTTCAAATGTAACAGTACACAACATGCCCTTGCTGTTAATCTTATTGATTAGATTATCTTTTTTGATATTAGTCAATGCCTGTCCGTAGATAGCATAACTTAGTCCGTTGATGATCGTAGTTTTACCTGTGCCATTACGAGCTCCGCTGTCATCACCGCCTAGATCTAGATTTTCACCTAAGACTAAAGTCAGCTGCCCGCGATCAAAATCGATAGCTTGGGTCTGATTGCCCACGCTCATGAAATTTCTTACGGTAAGATTCTTAATTTTGATCATAGTTCTTTATAAATCTCCAATAGCAATCCTTTATCATAGGTATCGCTTTCGATAGCATTAATTTGATTCATCACGATAGTGTCTACAGATTCGAAGTTGATATCTATAGGTACAGCATTGCTTTCAACTTCTACTTTTTCTGGAATCAGCATTAGCTCACGCAGATTATACTGCGGAATAAACTGTTCTTTAATAAAGTTAGCTTCTTCGAAAGTAATAGGCAGGTCGATAGTTACACGACAATGCATCTTTTCACGAAGCAGTTTGTCCGGCGTATCGATAATTTGACTTAATTTATAAGTTCTATAAACAGGTTGACCTGGCCATGTACGGTACTCTGGCTTAGCACCCCATTCTAAAATCATCATACCGCGATCGTCGTCGCCAGCATCGGCATAGTTGTGCGGAAAAGCATTACCGATATAGACAATATTATTAGTAGCCTGACGCTTATGAAAGTGTCCAGTAAACACATATTCTTGATTAACGAAATGACTTCGTTGTAATTGTCCGTGATCTGGCATCTGTACCATGGCATTCATATAAAAGCTAGGTAACTCCAAATGCCCAAAGATATACTTGCTCTTGATATTAGGAATATTTTTCCATTCGTCTGCCACTAACCAAGGCAGTATAGTAACATCTCCCTCTGTAAAGGGATCTTTGATAGGAATGACATTAGGAAATAGCCGCATGAACTCAACAGAGTTGATTTCACGTTTGTCCTTGTAGAACAAATCGTGATTTCCTAAGATAAAATATACACGTTCAAAGTTATTGCTCAGTTTTTCTAGATTCGAAACTGTATAGTTCATCGTGCTAACGTCGGTGGTTGAGCGGTTATGATGCCAGTCACCTAGGAAAAATGCAGTTTCGCATCCTTCTCGTTTAGCTTCTTCACAGAACCAAGTTACGAAATCTTCACAGTCTTGATTGTGTATCCTACTACCCGATTTAAGTCCAAAGTGGATATCTGTAAAACAGGCTGCTTTCTTGAATAGATTCATAGATTTATAATAACTTCTTTGTCCCTAAAGATCAATCCCAATCACTGCCGTCAACAGAACCGCTGACAACAGGTCCGCTACTGCCTGGACCAGCATTTTGACGAGTCCAACTTGGGTTCATACCATTCATTTCAAGAATGTCGTCTCGAATGTTTTGATTGCGCTTCTCAATGTTGATAATTCTAACGAATGAATTAGTAACAGCAGCGGTATAGTAAGCAAAAGGATTATCAGACTTGCTTTCATCGAATTGTAGTCCTATTTGTGTTAATTGAAGAATTGCCTGTCCACGCATCTCGTCGTTGTAAGTGTATCCACGAACGTTGCCTCTGGTAGCATATCGCTCACAGAGTTTGATAAACATGCGAGCTAGATTATCAGTCATCTGACCGTGATCCTTAGAAAACTTGCCTGTAGTTAAAGGACCCTTCCAGTGACTCTTTCCTACACAAACTAAGTTATCGTTATCGTCAAACTTCCAATGTTGGAAAGGAGGAAAGTTTACTTTTTCATGACTGTCTGCGGTATTCTTTAGTGTCTTTTTACGACCCGGCGCTAACGGCACATGTTCAAAGGTCATTACACGAAACACTACATCTTGTTTGCCGATTTTTTTATAATCTACTTCAAAGTCTTTTGCCGGAAACTTCTTACCTCCGGACTGTGCTAGTTCGTGTGCTTCTTTAGACATTTTTGCTGCTCGGTTTCTTTTTGCTTCTGCGATTGTTCTAACATTAACTTTTGATAAGTTAGGAATGATCAAGTCGTAGTCAGAATATTCAGGGGCAGTAAAGCTGCAAAATGTAACCTTGCTTCTATGTATTTCTTTTAAAAGGTCTTTATTGGTAAGATACTTTATTTTTGGTGGTTGCGTAATCAATTAAAATCTCCTGTTAATTAATATAATAGCACATTTTTTCAATAATAAATACACTAAAGGAACTCAAAATATGGCAAGATCAGTAAATCCGCAGGCGTCAATTCTAGCACAAGTTTCGGCAGCTCTAGCTCCAGCAGCAGCTTCGACCGGAAACCCTATTCCTGGAATACAAGCCGACCTCGGAAAATTAAAAGTAGGTGAAACTGTATCCAGAGTCAGCAACGGTGGCGGATACGGTAGTTTTGCTGCCCCGAGCCAATCTGCGCTAGGCGGTGCCGGAAATCCTGTACAGTCTGTGGTGTCTAGTGTAGGCAGTGGTTTAAGAAATATAGGAAACGTTGCAGGCAGCATTAGCAATGTTGCATCAGATATTGGTAGATCAATTGATAAGATAGCTTCAGGCGGATTAGCGTCTGGCATTGCTGGCATCGCATCAAAAATTTCCGGAGCAGCAGGACAGCTTAATAATCTACTCAGCGGAATTAGAGGTGCTAATTTACCAGCAGGCGGCGAGCTATTTTCATCAAGAGGCACAGTCACAGAAGTGAAACAGATAGCTTCTACAGATTGGAGAGTTCGATTAGATTGCAATTGGGATCTTTTTAAATCGGACCTGTTTAATAAAACATTAAAGCCAACGGGAGGAATGGTTTGGCCTTATATGCCGAACATTACTCTATCATCTAAGGCAAGCTACACTCAACAAGATCCTATACATAATAATTATTCATTCATGGCATACAAGAACAGCCAAATTGACGATATCCAAATCTCTGGAGAGTTCAGCTGTGAGACAGAGCGCGATGCATTGTACTGGATCGCTGCTACAAGATTCTTAAGGTCTGCAACAAAAATGTTTTTCGGTCGAGGTGAGAACGTTGGTAATCCGCCAATAATCTGTGAATTAAACGGCTACGGAGCAAACATTTTTAATTCAGTACCTGTGGTTATTAAGTCATTTCAAGTTGATCTTAAAGATGATGTGCAGTATATCAAATGCGGGATTGAGGGCCTTAGCTCTACGTGGGTTCCGGTCATGAGTACCATTTCGGTTACAGTAGCACCGATATACAATAGAACACGATTAAGAGACTTCAGCCTAGAGGACTTTGCTCAAGGCGCTACTATCGGTAATTATGGATTCCATTAATCATTATGACAGTATATTCTAAATCATCGCCCTACGCAGAAACTACACAGAATCCGTTGTATTTGGATCTTTTAACTATCAGACCTATTCCTGCAGAGAAAGATGATTTTCTTTATGTGATTGAAAATCAATATAATCATAGACCTGATTTATTAGCCTATGACTTATACGGAGATCCTAGATTGTGGTGGATATTTGTTCAAAGAAACATGAGCGTACTTAAAGATCCTATCTATGATTTCGAACCAGGAAAAAAAATCTATATCCCTAAAAAAACAAACCTCCAACGATTTTTAGGAGTATAAATGGGAATCTTCGACACAACGGCTTCACAGTTTGCATCAAAAATATCTTCGGTGGTTTCAGGAGCAGGCCAGGTTGCAGGTAACTTTGTACAGGCAGCAAGAAACATTGGAGTGGCCGCTAGTACTGTATTAGGAAATAAACCCGACGGAACACCAATTTTAACCACAGCTCTAAAATCAGCACTTCCTAAAGGAGTAGCAGAAGCACTTACCGGCGGCAAATCGCCAGGAGCGACAGTAGATCCTGTTAACGATCTATCCATAGAAACTGATTTCAGTTATAGAAAAAAATATCAGACTAGAGGAAAGAGAAACGAATTAGAAAAATTTGCCAGCTATAATGTACTTTTTACAATGGCAGCACTGACTAAAGAACAGTGTAACAATCCTTTTTCATATCGAGGAAATCCCTCTTCTCTAGACAATATAGTATTTTCGTCAGCTGGCAGATTTGAATCTAAACGAGTTAATACTGCCTATACAGATTTTGCTCCTGAATATTTTGTAAACGGTTTTTCTATTACTACTATTCCTACTGGTACAGAGGCTCAGGGATCGTCTGTACAAACAAATATAGAATTTGAAATATATGAACCGTACTCGATGGGACTGTTTCTTCAAAGTTTACAAATTGCGGCAATAAAAGCAGGCCAACCTAACTATCTTAACGGTACTCCTTATGTTATAGTAATGGAGTTTACCGGATTTAATCAATGGGGAATGTCAGTTACTCCAGTTAAGCCTAAATATTTTGTAGTTACTTTACGTAATACAACATTTAAAACAGACGAAGGCGGATCGAGGTATACACTTACAGCAATACCGTACAATCTTCAAGGATTCAGTAGTGTTATCAATAATACATTCAACGACATCGCGCTAACAGGCGATACTGTCAAGGAAGTTTTAACAACTAGTGATAGAAGTCTATGTATTGCTCTAAACGAACAAGAAATTAGAAAAGTAAGCAAGGAGCAAAAAAAAGTTCCAGACATTTATGAAGTACATTTTCCAGATGCAGTGGATTCTCCTATCGCATTGTCAAGCCCGATATCTGAAGCAGTTAAGAGAGCAACAATAGACCCACAGAATGAAACGGTATTAAGGGAAGCGGGAAAATCTTACAAAAATTCTCCTGACTTTGGAGACAACGCCATTGGTGGTGCCGGATTCGGATTTAGTCCTTCGTCTGGCGGAAATTTTGTCTATACTAGAGCCAGTGATGCTATAGATCCTAAGACAGGTGTTGTGGTTAGAGAAACAGTGACCATAGACCCTAAGAAAAGAACCTTTCAGTATGCACAAGGACAAACGATCACTGCTATTATAACTCAAACAGTATTGAGTTCTGATTACGCCACCGAGGCGATTAAGGAAAAGAATTTTGTAACTCCTGAAGGATATGTTAAATGGTTTAGAATAGATGTACAGATACAATTAACTGAATGGGATGAAAAATCAGGTCAGTGGGGCAAAAGAATTATCTATAGAATATTGCCTTATCTAATACATTGCAGCGTCTTTAGCAATACAGGAGCAGTACCGCCAGGATATAATGCTATAGCAAAATCTATTGTCAAGGAATATAATTATATCTATACAGGTCAAAATGTCGATGTACTAAAATTTGACATCGATATTAACAATGCTTTCTTTACTGCTATTGCACCAACTGCACAATCAGATTCGGGAAAACTAAAAAACCCAGATCAAGAGTCAGGAGGAGAAACTCCAGTTTCTAAGGCAGAAAAATCAGAAGGCAGCGCCGGTGTTAATGCCACCGCTGGCGCAAAGACAGGTGGTGTTACATCGAAACCAAGTCAGGATTTAAAATTACCATTTGGTGGATCAGGTAATTTAACCACAGATCAAATAGTCGCTAATAATTTTCATGCAGCATTTTTGCAGAACGTAACTAACATGGTTGGTATTACTATAGAAATATTAGGCGATCCTTATTGGCTATCTGATAGCGGTCAGGCAGGATATTTTGCCGGACCTGGCGAAACTCCTATGATTAATTCTGACGGTAATGCAGATTATGAAGGCGGAGACACCTATGTGTTTTTAAGATTTAGAACCCCAATCGAACCTGATCACTATGCAGGATTTCCAGAAGGAACTTTTCAATTCCCACCGGAGTCTGAAAGTCCTTTCAGCGGAATATACAAGGTTACTAAAGTGGTAAGCACAGTAAGAGATGGACTTTTTAGACAGTCTGTTACTGGTGTAAGAATGAATTATCAAATCAATGATTTCGATACGCCGCTCAAACCAATTACTAAAGATGTTATGCAATATAATACAGAAAATGTTGAACCAGTTCCTTCCGGATTTGCTGGTTCTGATGATAACACAGAATGGACATAAAATAATATGGCAACAGAGATACGAAAATCAGAAAAATCCGGTAAGGACATAGGAACAGGTCCTTATCTTGCCAAAGTTGTTAGTCATCTAGATCCTTCTTTTATGGGAGGATTGGAAGTTACTCTACTAAGAGAATCAGGAAATAGTGTAGGAGATGATACACAAACTTACACAGTAAAATGCGCTACTCCATTCTACGGTAGTACAGCTTATGAATTTATGGGAAACAACGTAGGAAATGATAGTGCTTACAATGATACTCAGAAATCATACGGTATGTGGTTCGTACCACCGGATGTGGGCGTTACTGTATTAGTTACGTTTATTGATGGACAGCCTTCTGAAGGTTATTGGTTTGCCTGCATACCTAGCAAGTTTGGTAACCAGATGGTACCGGCAATCGGAGCTACTACTAACAATGATGCATCTCCAGCACAGAAAGAAAAATATGCAACGTCATCACCTTTACCTGTAGCAGAAATTAATCGTAAAGCCAACGACCTTTCTCAGAACATGGCAGTGGACAAGGTTAAAAAAGCTGTTCATCCTATAGCAGATAGATTTTTAGAACAAGGGCTGTTAGAAGATGATACACGAGGTTATTCTACAACATCAGCAAGACGCGAAGTTCCCAATATGTCTTTTGGAATTTTGTCACCAGGACCTTTAGATAGACGACCCGGCGCTACTAAAAAGTTCATAGGCACTAAACAAGATCCATCGAAAGAACCAGTTCCAGTTAGTAGAATGGGCGGAACGCAATTTGTAATGGATGACGGTGATGGCAGATATCAACGAAAAAAACCAGCTAGTGAAGGACCGTCTGAATATGCAGATACTCAGAATAGAGAAACCGGAGACCCGGACATCCCCTTCAGCGAATATTTTCGTGTACGCACTAGAACAGGCCATCAAATCCTTTTACATAACAGTGAAGATTTAATTTACATCGGTAATGCTAGAGGAACAACATGGATAGAATTAACATCTAACGGTAAAGTAGATATTTTCGCTGAAGATAGTATCAGCGTACATACTAAAAATGATTTAAACATTCGTGCAGACAGAGATATTAATTTAGAAGCAGGTCGCAATGTTAATATCAAAGCAGCAGCCGATTACAGCAAAGATGCTGATAAAGATGATTTAGGATTTGACAGCGGTAGGGTACAAATTGAAAGCCGACATGACACAAAAATAATAATTGGCAAAGGTGGAAAAATAACTACCAAAGCAGATCTAGAGATTTTCACTACCCAGTCAAATAATCTCACAGCCGGGGTATCTACAAATATTTTAAGTACAGTAGGACATTTTGAAACAGCAGGAGTGATTCACATGAATGGTGTGCCTGCTACACCTGCTGTGCCAGCTACAGCGTTACCAACACATAAAAATCTAGTCACCGATAAGGATTTAAAATGGTCGGCGACCAAATATTTCCAGCAAGCACCGTTGACAAGTATTATTAAGCGTATCCCTATGCACGAACCGTGGCCATTGCATGAAAATTATGGGCCTAAACTATACACACCAAATTTAACTGACAGAGAATTAGAATAAGGATCTGATATGACAAAATTATATAATCAAAAATCAGTAGCTAACAATATAGCTTCTGTAGGAAAACAGGGAAATCTTTCTCATACCTATAAAGGCTTTAGCTCCAACGAAGCAAAGACTGGTTTTAAACTATACGATATAGATTTGGTTAAAAAAGATCTAATAAATCATCTCTATATTCGCAAAGGTGAAAAATTACAGAATCCCGAATTTGGTACAGTGATTTGGGATATATTATTTGAACCAATGACTGAAGATGTTAAAAAAATTATTACACAAGATATAGAACAGATCATAAATTATGATCCAAGACTTATTGTAAATTCTGTTTCTATAGACAACACAGATATGGGAATTAGGATAGAAGCAGAAGTTGTTTATGTGCCGTTTAACGTAACAGAACGCATGAGTTTTGATTTTGATAGAAATAATTCTATCATAAACTGAGCAGTTAATTTTTCAAATAAATATCGAGTAAGGATAAAAATATGACGGTAACTGCTAGACAAAATAATTTAATTTTAAACGAAGATTGGACCAGGATCTATCAGACTTTTAAAAATGCGGATTTCAAATCTTACGATTTTGAAAATCTTCGCAGAGTCATTATCACATATCTACGTGAAAACTATCCAGAAGATTTCAACGATTACATTGAAAGTTCTGAATATATGGCTCTCATTGACGCTGTGGCATTTCTTGGACAAAGTCTAAGTTTCCGTATTGACCTAGCATCCAGAGAAAACTTTATCGAGTTAGCTGAAAGAAAAGACAGTGTTCTTAGAATAGCTCGTATGTTGAGCTATAATGCTAAAAGAAATATTGCAGCACAGGGCCTATTAAAATTTGATACTGTGAGCACCACTGAAGATCTAGTTGACAGCAACAGTAAAAATCTTTCCCAACAAACTATTATCTGGAATGACACTACCAACCCTAACTGGCAAGAACAATTTATTCTTGTGCTAAATGCCGCCATGGCAGACAACACAGAGTTTGGTCGTAGTCAAGGATCGGCAGTTATTCAAGGTGTCCCGTCAGACCAGTATAGATTAAGAACCACTAGCCAGGACGTTCCAATTTTTAGTTTTAGTAAACCTGTTTCAGGAAGAAGAATGTCGTTTGAACTAGTCAGCACTAGTTTTAAAAACAAAGAAGTTTTTTATGAAGAAGATCCAACACCGGGTAATCAATTAGGATTCGTTTACCGTCAAGACGGCCGCGGCGCCGCAAGTCCTAATACAGGATTTTTCATGATGTTTAAACAAGGCAGTTTAGAATTAGCTGATTTTAATATTGACGTGCCTACATCAAACGAGATAGTAGCAATTAATACAGAAGGTGTTAACAATGATGATATCTGGTTGTACTCATTATCTTCAGCTGGTGTACAATTAGACAAGTGGACTAAGGTTTCAGACATAACCGGAAATAATATCGCTTACAACAGTATTGTTAATAGCGTAAGAAACATTTATTCCGTTGCTTCTAAAGAAGAAGATAGAGTAGATTTAGTTTTCGCCGACGGCGTTTACGGAGCACTACCACAAGGCTCTTTTAGAACTTACTACAGAATCAGTAACGGAATAGTATATCAGATAGCTCCGGCAGACATGAGAGGAATTAATATTTCAATTCCTTATGCTAATAAACAAGGAGTAGCCCATACATTAACAATCAGTATGAGCTTAAAGTATACAGTTTCAAATTCGGCAGCTTCTGAATCAGTTGACAGCATCAGAGCTAATGCTCCTGCACAGTATTATACGCAGAATAGAATGATAACTGCGGAAGATTATAACCTTGCTCCCTTGGCAAACTCTCAAGAAATTGTTAAGGTAAAGGCTATTAACAGAACATCTAGCGGCATCAGTAGAAATTTTGATATCATTGATGCCAGCGGAAAATATTCAAATGTTAACGTTTTTGCAGATGACGGTTACATCTATAAAAATGAAACAGAGCAGTCGCTGGCTTTTAAATTTAACAATAGAGTTGAGATAATCAATTATATTAGAAAAACTATCGAACCTCTTTTTACCACTGACAATTTTTATAATTTTTATCTTACAAAATTTAATAAAGTATTGTTCACTGATGCTAATACTTTATGGAATTCGGTTACACAAGATATTAATCAGACTACTGGTTATTTTACAAACGCTATCGATGGAACCTTACAAAAGGTAGCGAATTATACAACAAATAACTTAAGATATATCACAGTCGGATCCTTAATTAAATTTGTTCCTCCGGCAGGAAAAGCCTTTAGAAGAGGAAAAATAGTAGACATTGATTCTACAGATCCTGAACAAATAACCAGAATATGGACTAAAGTTATCAAGGTTGTTGGTGACGGAACCAATGCAGGCCGAGGAGTTTTAGCCAACGGACTTGGAGCTGTAACATTCAATGATATTGTTCCTTCCGGTGCAGTTGCATCACAGATCGTTCCGAAATTTGTAAACAATTTGCCGCCTGCATTAGAATCAGAGATGATTAATTTAATGTCTCAGAGCATTAATTTTGGTCTAAGATACGACGTATTAGAATCTGCTTGGAAAATAATTACTTCTGGAAATTTAAATTTAGCTGCAGATTTTAGCTTGGGTAAGACAGGTGATACCACTAATACTAATTTAGATTCTTCTTGGGCTCTGGCATTTGTTAAAAAAGCTGATGAATATATTATTAGGGTTCGTGGACTAGATTATGTTTTTGGTAGTGTTAATCAAAATAGATTTTATTTTGACAAAAATGAAAAAACATACGACTCTAAGACAAACAAAGTTATCAAGGATCAAGTTTCTGTTCTAGGAATTAACACAGATAACGGAAGAATAAATCCTCTTAAAAATGATATTAAGTTTGAAATTAGTGACACAATACGATTTGATGACGGATATCAATCTACTAAAGAAATTAAAATAGCATTTGCTGATCGTGACGATGATGGAGTTATAGATGATCCCGATGCGTTTCAAGCGATAGCAGGTGCCGATTCAGAATTGTCATATATTTTCTTTGTTGAGAATTTTGATTTCTTTGGACAAAAATCATATGAATATTTTGATAACTCTTTGAATACTATCTTGGTATTTGAAAAGGAATCGTTAATTAGCGTAAACAATTTCTCCGACGGACAGTTAATTTATTTTTACACAGTAGATGAAGAAGTAGTTAAAAGAGTAAACAGATCTACAAATACATTAGACATCCAACCTCAATACAGAGCGAACATCGGAAGAGCAGGATTGAAATTTCAATATACACACAACGCCAATGTTGATAGACGTATAGATCCTAGCGTCAGCAATATCATTGACGTTTATCTGTTAACAAGAGCATACGATGTTGCCTATAGAAATTTCCTTATAGGTGCTACATCAGTTAGGCCAGAAAGGCCAACCAGCGACCAGTTGAGAATTAGTTTTGGATCTAAATTAGATCCTATAAAATCTATCAGCGATGAAATCATTTATCATCCAGTTGAATACAAAGTATTATTTGGTCCAGCAGCAGATGAGAAATTGAGAGCAGTTTTTAAAGTTGTTAAAAATTCTAGTCGATCTATTAACGATAACGATTTAAAGGTTCGAATAGTATTAGCTATTAATTCTTTCTTTGAAGTCAGCAATTGGGACTTTGGTGACAAGTTTTATCTTGGAGAGTTGATTACCTATATAACTAATTCAGTAGCACCAGACGTAAGCAATATTATTATTGTTCCAAGACAAGTTTCCCAGACATTCGGCAGCTTGTTTGAAATACAAAGCCGCTCTGATGAGATATTTGTCAGCGGAGCGACAGTTGATGATATTGAAATTATAACAGCAATCACAGCATCAGAAATTAGAGCAGATCTAAATTCTATTATTAATTCGACGAACTAATTATGGCAAATAAGTTTTATCCAAAGAGTCAATTACCGATCAGAAAATCATCTGAGTTATTACCTCAGATTTTTCAAACACCGACGAACGACAAATTTTTATCTGGAGTAGTTGATCCTTTAATACAGCCAGGCTCGCTTGAAAAGACAGTAGGATATATCGGCAAGCGATACGGAAAGACTTTCAAAGGTCAGGATGTTTATCTTGACGACGACGAAACATTAAGAAGCAGATATCAGTTAGAAACCGGCGTCATTATTAAAAATGAAGATCAAGATAGGATTGAAAGATATTATGATTATCTTGATTTAAAAAATCAATTAAAGTTTTTCGGAAACGATAGCGAAAGAGACGATTTATTCTGTACACATGAACATTATAGTTGGAACCCGCCTGTAAACTGGGACATGTTTATCAACTATAGAGAGTACTATTGGCAACCTAGCGGCCCACCGTCAATCAAGGTATTTGGTCAAAACGACGAAGTGCAGGCTACATATAGAGTTTCACTAGGAACAGGCCCGGTCTTTATTTTTGCTCCGGACGGATTTACTAATAATCCTACGATTACTTTATATCGAGGACAGACATATAAGTTTATAGTCAATGTTCCTAATAACGGTTTTTATATTAGAACCAACTATGACACTGGATCATTATTATATAATCCTAACAGAACATACTTCAAAGATCAGTTAGTGGTTTTTGACGGTAGATTATGGAGAGCTAAGACTACAGTATTTCCTGAAGACGGCAGCACCATTGATGAAAATTCCCAAGACTGGGAGTTTGTAGAGCAAGCCGGTCAAGGCTCCGCCTTGGACTATGTTAAAGGAATTACGAATAACGGCGCACAGTCTGGAACAGTTACTTTCACAGTTCCATTTGATGCTCCTGAAACATTGTTTTATCAAAGTTTAACAGAGCCTGATCGTTTTGGTCGATTCATAATTTCTAATATAGAATCAAACACCAGCATCAACGTAGACAGAGAAATTATCGGAATGACCACTTATCGCTCTGCTAACAGCGTAGAGTTTACTAACGGTCTAAAAGTTACCTTCGGCGGAAAAGTTACACCTGCGAAATACGCTACAGGCAATTGGATCGTACAAGGAGTCGGATCATCAATTTCTTTGGTAAATTTTGATGAATTAAAAGTTCCAACAATCAATACTTCTGCTCCCGATGTAGTGTTTGATGATGCTGGTTTCGACTCAGGCCCATTTGACGATGCGACCGGATTCCCAGGATCAAAAGATTATATCACTATCGATCGTGGTAGTAAAGATTTCAATCCTTGGAGTAGATATAATCGATGGTTCCATAGATCAGTATTAGAATATGCTCATAAAGTAAACGGTACTGATTTTAATTCTGATGAGGAATTAAGAGCTAAAAGACCTATTATTGAATTTAAATCAAATATACAGTTAATTAATCACGGATCTATTTTCAAAGGGGCAGTAGATTTTATTGATGATTTTACAACTGATGTGTTTTCAACTATCGAAGGCAGTAGAGGTTATATCGTAGACGGCGAGCCTCTATTTGACGGTGCAAAATTATTAGTAGTAGCTGATACTGATACGTTAGCCAATAATAGAATCTATGAAGTAAGATTTATTACCCATAACGGTGTAAGACAGATCAGCCTTAAGCCAACAGTAAATTCAGAATCCTTTGAAGGCGAGTGTCTCCTAATAAATCTAGGATTAAAATATAAAAATATCATGTTCCATTTCTATAAAGGAAAATGGACATTAAGTCAAAAGAAAACAGAGATAAATCAACCGCCGCTGTTTGATGTGTTTGATTCAACAGGAATAAGTTTTTCAGATACAGAAAAATATCTAGTAAGCTCATTTGCCGGAACAGAACTTTTAAGTTATAAGATGGGGAATTCAGTAGTTGATGCTGAACTTAAATTTCCTATCAGCTATCTGAATATTAATAATGTAGGCGATATACAATTTGAATTTGATTGGGAACAAGATACATTTACCTACAAGGATCTTGATTCAAGAAGTACGATCGAGTCAGAAATAAAAGTAGGTTTTTATAAGATATTTTCGCCTAACTTAGAATATCAAAATGGTTGGGTTAGAACTGATGATAGGTTTTTGCAACCTATTATTGATCACACAGTTATCAAAGAAGATACTAATACAGTAGAATTTTTTACTGTAGATTGGAAACATTTTGAAAAACTAAGAGCTGAAGGAAAACCGACCTTAATCGTATTCTATTTAAACGGTAAAAAATTATCAGTTCCTTATACTGCTACACTTAGCCAGTTTACATTTGATACCACATTCGTTAAAAACGACACAGTTGTAATTAAACTTTTTGCTGACATCGATCCAGCACAGGGATATTACGAAGTTCCAGTAGGCTTAGAAAAAAATCCTTTAAATCAAGATCTCAATACCTTTACATTAGGAACATTTATTGATCATGTTGAAACAGCTCTAGAATTTGATAACAGACTAATAGGCGGCGTTATAGGTCCTAATAATCTAAGAGACCTGTCTGATTATGTTCAATACGGAAAGCGTTTTTTAAAGCATGGCGGCTTGCCAGTCCTTGCAGTTTCTTTATTAGCAGATAAACAAGCAAATATTATAAAGTCTATAGAATACGCAAAAAATTCTTATTCGACCTTTAAGAGTAATTTTATTAAATTATCTGAAGACCTGTTTTTTAATCAAAATACTGTAGATTTTGTCGATGTTATTTTAAAAGAAATGACTAAGACTAAAGTTGATTCTAGTCCTTTCTTTGAAACAGACATGGTAGGTACTGGTGCATTTACCAGCATTGATTACGAAGTAGAAGATCCCGGAATTAAAACATTTGCTTTGAACGAAAAATTTGATCTTTCTACGCTGTCAAATAAAGCAGTCTATGTTTATCTAAATGGAAATCAACTCTTATACAAAAGAGATTATGATTTTAATGTAAACTTTGGTTTTGTTTTATTGAAAGTCGATCTTGAAGAAGGCGACAAAATACAGATCAGAGAATATGTATCTACTAGTTTTTGTTTTATTCCGGCTACGCCTACTAAGTTAGGACTGTACAAAAAATACTTGCCGAGAAGATATTATGACGACACATATGTTGTACCTCGCTGGATAATTGAAGGTCATGATGGTAGTCGAATTGCAGCATTTAATGATTATCGAGATGACTTAATCTTAGAACTTGAATTTAGAATTTATAATAATTTAAAACAGCAATACGAAGAAAAAGTATTTGACAACGATCTAGTTCTAGGCGGATATTATAGAACAGGATTCTATCCTAAAGAATCTTTAGATAAGATTGTTGATAGATACTTTTTAAACTGGTTAGCTGACACGAATATTGATTATATTACAAATCAATATTTCGATAGTGAAAATTCTTTCACTTACACATATACAAATATGACCAGTCCTGATGGTACTCAAAATTTACCAGGATGGTGGAGAGGTGCATATCAATGGTTCTATGATACAGATAGACCGCATACAGACCCTTGGGAGATGCTAGGGTTCAGCGAAAAACCAGATTGGTGGGATGCAGAATATGGTCCTGCTCCATATACAAGAAATAACTTGATTCTTTGGGAAGACCTTCGTGACGGTATAATTCGTCGAGGTGCTAAAGCAGGAACTTATGATAGATATAAGCGTCCTTCATTGATGAATCATATTCCAACTGATGATGAAGGAAAATTATTAAGTCCTCTTAATTCGAACCTTGCACAGAATTTTGTGTTAATCAACAACAAAGGTAATTTTAAAATAGGTGATATTTCTCCATCAGAACACGCTTGGAGAACTAGCTCAGAATGGCCGTTTGCGGTAACTGCTGCATTGGCATTATTAAGACCGTTTGAATTTATTCCTCAGAGTTTAGATCGAGCTTCGATTACAACAAACATAATCGGCCAGACAGTTAATAAGGGAAGTAATTGGTTCTTCAAACCGGGCGATATTAACATGCCTAGCGTTACTGAAAGAACATCAGGATTGATTTCTTATGTGGTAGATTATTTAAAAACCAGAGGTTTGCCGTCGTCTATTATTTCAGATATCATCGATAGGATTGATGTTGGGCTGTCAAGCAGATTGTCTGGATTTGTTGATAAAGAAAATCAAAAATATATTTTAGACAGTAAGTCTCCAAGCTCGAAGTCTAGTGCAGTATTCATTCCTCAAGAAAACTACGACATTATTTTTAATGTAAGTTCGCCTATCTCTACTTTTACATATAGCGGAGTTATTTTAGAAAAAACAGAAAGAGGCTGGAAATTAAACGGATATGATAAATTAAATCCGGTCTTTGATTATTTCTTAGCTGTTCCAAATCAAGCAGACGTGTTTATGACTGTGGGCGGAGTCAGCGAAAAATTTATTGAATGGGCGCCTGAAACATTTATAGGTAACGGAGTAATTGTAAGATACAATAATGATTTTTATAGAAGTTTAAAGAGTCATACATCCGAAACTACTTTCAATACTGCGTTATGGAAAAAAATTCCTAAACTTCCTTTGGTCGGCGGAGTTGATGCTTTTAGAAGAACTAATTTTAATACAACACAGATTAAACAGATACCTTATGGTTTTGAATTTAACACTATACAATCAGTAGTAGACTTTTTATTAGGCTATGAAGAACATCTCAAGTCTAAAGGAATGATATTTGATGGTTACGATTCAGCAACACAAACTGCTAAAGATTTTTCCACATCATGTAAAGAATTCATGTTCTGGACCAATCATAACTGGGCTATCGGTTCTTTAATTTCATTAAGTCCAATTGCGGATAAGATTGAAATAACAAATCCTGTTGGTGTAGTTGACAGTGTTATAAATGATTTTTATGATTATAAAATTTTAAGAAACGACGGATTGCCTTTGTTGCCTAATTTTATAAATGTAAAAAGAGACTTCCAAAAATTTACAATAGAAACAACTAATACTACTGCTGGTATCTACTTCTTAAAAATTTATTATGTTCTTAAGGAGCATGTAGTAGTCTTTGATGACAGAACAGTGTTTAACGATGTAATCTATGACAAAACCACAGGATATCGTCAAGAAAGAATTAAGACTAGGGGCTTTAGGACTTTAGACTGGGATGGTGATTATACCAGTCCGGGATTCTTATTTGACAATGTTTCAATAGATCCATGGCAACCATTCACTGATTATAAATTAGGCGATATTGTAACATATCAGTCAGTTAATTATGTTAGCCAGGTAACTCAAGTTGGCGTAGAAGTTTTCGATGATACGAAGTGGAGTAAATTAGATTCTACTCCTTCTAAGAAGTTAGTTCCAAACTTTGATTATAGAATAAATCAATTTGAAGATTATTATAATCTTGACAGCGATGGAGTAGGCGCTAGCCAGCGTGACCTAGGACGCCATGCGATCGGATATCAAAAGAGAGATTATCTACAAGGTCTTGCAGAAGATGAAGTTACACAGTTTAGATTATATCAAGGCTTCATTAGAGAAAAAGGCACATCAAATGCGCTAGTTAAGGTATTTGACAAAACAAGCAGAACCGCAGATGACAGTTTGGTATTGAAAGAAGAATGGGCATTTAGAGTAGGTCTATTTGGTGGAACAGATCAAACTGATCAAATTGAATTTGAAATTATCAAAGACAAGTTTGTAATTAATCCTCAGCCGATTTTGATTACAGATTCTCAAGAACAATTTCCTCAAGATCAATACTATAGAATTAATTCTTCAAAATTTACTTTAGTTGATTCGATATTCACTAAAGATATCAACCCTCTAAAGAACTTTGAGGAATTTAACAGATCAGCAGGGTATGTTAGATTAGATCAAGTTGAACATGTTGTAAAAAACAGAGACGAAATATTAACTCTCAATATTGCAAATTTTAGAGACAATCATCATGTGTGGGTTACATTTGATAAAAACACATGGACAGTATTAAGATATAATAAAGAACCTCTTTTAATAGTAGAAGAGCTTACAAAAAATAAAGATATTGTTGAAATAACATTCAACAGAAATCATAATATAGCTGTTGATGATATTGTGGGTTTTGAAGATATTCCTAACCTAACAGGATTTTTTAAAGTCTATCAGATAGATTTTAAAAAGATAAGAATAAGAATTAAAGCTACAGATCCAGATCCTGAGTTTGACAATAGTTCTGTTGTTTGCAATCCTAGTTTATTCATTGATGCTAGAGAAGTGTCTTATGAAGAAATAGATCCAGCAGCCGCAGCAGTTCTTCCTTCGGGAGCAAAATTATGGATCGATAATACCACTGACAGATGGCAGGTTATAGAAAAATCTAGACAGTATCAGTTTAAAGATTTATTAGAGTATGGAATTACTACTCCAGTAGGAACAGGATACAAAGTTCTTTACTTGAAGACAGCAGGCCATGTTGTAGCAAGTATTCCTCAATCCGGATATGTAATGATTTATGCTGAGACCCCACAGGGACTTAGAGTTAGAGAAATTATTGCTCCACCTGAAAATCTAGTAAATCGATTAGGATTCTCTTTCGGTAAAAACATGGCTATAAGCCCTGACGAAAGATTCTTGGTAATCGCGTCTCCTAATGCCAGCGGAATTCCGAGTTCCTTTATGGGAACCTTCGATCCTTCTGCTACATATCGTCAAGGTGAGATTGTTTATTTCGGAGGCAGGCTGTGGAGAGCTTTAGATAATATCGTAGGAGACGGCAGTACTATCAATATCGATTCAGAACTATGGGCTCTAGCTGATATTGTTGAAGTCAATGCCATCGGAAGAAATCAAGGGTATACCAATCAGGGTTTAATCTCAGTCTACGAATATCGTGGAACGTTTTGGGAATTAACAGACACATTTGTGAGCCCAAGGCAAGGCGATGGAGAAAAATTTGGAACATCGGTCACTATCGGCAAAAAGGGAACGATATATTACATGGCAGTGGGTGCTCCGGGTGCCCTAAACAGAAAAGGTAGAGTTTATCTATACCAATATGATACCACTGGAACATTCGAAGTTTCGAATGTTACAATCGTTAATGGCGGCACAAATTACACCGACGGCGATATATTAACAGTTAACATTGGTGGAAGAACCGCATCATTTATAGTGTCTACACTAAATGGAGTAGTTAGGTCGCTAACAATTTCTGATCCAGGTAAATTTATAACCACTGTTTCGTCGACACAGGTTACATCGGTATTTCCGTCGGGCGGTACTGGATGTACAGTATCTTTAGAATTTTCTCTGGTTAGAAGAGAGGGTTGGAGACATTTAGAAAATCAAAACTATTCAGGAGTTTACAGTGCTGAACAATCATATCCTAAAGGATCTATTGTTTGGTATGATAATGCGTTATACGAAGCGATTGAAGAAACATTCGGCGATGGTAGCAGCGGAATAACCACTTCTGAATCTTGGAAAAAATTAGACGATATCGCTACACATAACTCTATTCCTAGCAGTGCATCAGTAGACGATGATGGGTCCACGTTAGACATGGGCCTATTATCAGAAAGTGAACTTGCAGAATTAGTAAAGGCCGGTGACGAGTTTGGTTATAACTTAACTATGAACGGCGACGGATCAATTCTAGCCGTAGGCGTTCCAAGCAGTGACGGAAAATATTTTGCTAATTTTAGAGGAATCTATAATCCATATCAAGAATATAGAGAAGACGATGTTGTAAAATATCGTACTAATTATTACAGACTTGTTGATCCGGATCCATCCAACGACTCTACATATACCGTAAAAGATCAAGTTCCGGATATAGGTTTGCCTTGGACGAATGTAGGAACAATAGAAGGTATTAAGACAGGTAAAGTATTTGTCTATAAAAGAAGTTCGACCGATCGTTATGAATTAGTGCAGACGATCACAGCCGATTCTCTTTCACAGTTTAGTGATATTGGAAACGAATTTTTAGAATCTGGAGATAGATTCGGATTTAGTTTAGATCTAGATCTAACAGGAACTACATTGGTAGTTAGCAGTCCGGACGCAGACATTGATTTTATAAATCAGGGTGCTGTATTTGTTTTCAAGACCAATAATCTAAACAATATAGAATTTAGATTAAAACAAAAATTACAAAGTTTTGAAAAGTACAGTAACGAACAGTTTGGTTATAGCGTTTGCATCAGTGACGGCACAGAAAGAATAGCTATTGGTGCAAAAAATGCTCTATACAATCAACCAACATTCTTTGATCTTTCACTAGACACTATCTATGATAAAGGTAGAACAACGTTCTTTGACGATCTGGGTTATCCTGGTAGAGCCTATGTGTTTGAAAGAAAAGAACAGAAGTATTTCTTAGCAGAAAGATTAGAAGCTACATTCTTGAATAACGAATCTTTTGGATTCTCTATAAGCTGTAGCGATTCAGTTGTTGTAGTTGGATCTCCAGATTATGCAACACCTGCAGGTAAGCTCGGTCGTGTAAGAATGTTTAGAAAAGATCCTTCTAAAGATTCTTTAACAGTGATTGCTAAATCCGAAGACCTAACAGATATCTCAGTGGTAAAAAATATTAATTTAATTGATAGTAAAAATAATATTAAGATCAGAGATCTCGATATCGTCGACAGCTACAAGAATAAGATTCTATCCATAGCTGATCAAGAAATATCATTTAAAACTCTTTACGATCCAGCGGTCTACACTGACGGAACTGATGATCAAGTAGTAGATCCGGACGTTGCATGGTTTGAAAAAAATGTTGGAAAAATTTGGTGGAACCTGTCCACAGCAAAATGGACATTGTATGAACAAGGGGATATTTCTTATAGAATAGGAAACTGGAACGCCCAAGCATACGGATCTACTATTGATGTTTATGAATGGGTCGAAACAGTGCTTCTTCCTTCTGATTGGAGTGCGTTAGCTGATACTCCTGAGGGACTTGCTAATGGAATTTCGGGTCAGCCATTATATCCTAACAACGATGTTTACAGTATAAAGGTTATTTTCAATCCGAATACAGAACTTCCGACATCTACCAAATATTATTATTGGGTAAGAAACTCTGCGATAATTCCGCAAAACGTGCCAGGCAGAAGACTAGCAGCATCGGATATTTCATCATTGATATCTAACCCAATTGGAAGTGGACTTCCGTTTATCTCTCTTATCGATAAAGATAAATTTTTAGCCTACAATTTCCCAGAGACATTGACTTCTGATCAATGCCTATTGAATATCGAATACATCAATGAAGCAAAACAGAATCTTGTTCACAGAGAGTATCAATTACTAACAGAGAACAGCGTAGATAGTATTCCAGCAGAAACTTTAGAAACAAAATGGCTTGATAGCTTAGTAGGTCTTGACGGTGCAGGAAACAGGGTACCAGATCCTAAACTGCCAACGAAATTGAAATATGGTATTTCTTTCAGACCGTTACAGAGTATGTTCGTTGATAGAACTCTGGCCTTGAAGATTACCTTTGATAAAATAAATTCTATCTTAGCAACAAGACCATTTGCAGATACTATTAATTTTGTTAACTTAAACTTGAGAGATGGTATTCCTAGCGAATTGCTCAACATCTATGACGTTGCTGTTGATAATTTTATTGATCTTCAAAATGTAGGTACTGTTAGAATTAAAGAAGCAGAACTGTCAGTTAACATTGTTAACGGCGAAATTGACACTATCGATATCGATGATAGAGGATTCGGTTACAAAAATGCGCCATTTATTCTAATCGAAGGCGACGGAGTCGGTGCTACCGCAGATATCACGATAGACTCTCAAGGTAGAGTATCGTCAGTAACTGTTACCAATAGGGGTAAAAAATATACCTATGCCAATGTTAAGATTAGAGCTTTCTCTGTTCTAGTACGAACAGATTCTAATCTTCAAGGTCTATGGAGCATATATTCTTGGGACTCGATCAGAAGAGTATTTTTTAGAAGTAGATCACAGGCGTTTGATACTCCGAGATATTGGTCATACGTTGACTGGTATGCAGCTACATACAGCTCTGAAAGTAGAGTAGTTAAAGAAATTCTAAATCTGTATCATTTAGTAGATATTGAATTAGAAAAAGATGATTTAGTGAAAATCAAAGAATACGGTCAGGGCGGTTGGGCACTACTGAAAAAGTTAACCAACTCATCGGAAAATTTAGTAGAAGACTTTGAAATAGTTGGAAGATATAATGGCACTATACAGATACTTCCGACGATTTATACCGTTAAGGATTCATCTGTTGGGTTTGATAATTTAGGCACATATGATGCTGTGGAATATGATATCGAACCTACTCGAGAAATGAGAAATATTTTTAGAGCGGTTAAAGAAGATATTTTCATAGACGACCTAAGAGTAGAATGGAATAACTTATTCTTCTCTGCAGTAAAATTTGCATTCTCCGAACAACCATATATTGATTGGGCATTTAAGACCAGCTTCTTGAATGCTATACACAATGTTGGCGATCTTGAACAAAAATTAAATTATAAGAATGACAACCTCGATAGCTATCAACGTTATATTGAAGAAGTCAAACCTTATAGAACAACGATCAGAGAATATACAAGTAGATATAAGAATTTAGAAAATGCAAATGTTTCTGCTATCGATTTCGACTTACCACCGGCCTATTCGAAAGAAGAAGGAAAAATTTTACCAGTTAATCAGTTCTTTAATAGATTTACAGAATATCCGTGGAAGTGGTGGTTTGATAATAAAGGCTTATCAGTTGTTGATATATTAATTTCTAATGGCGGTTCTAATTATACCGCACCGCCGCAGGTTATAATCGAGGGAGATGGTACAGGTGCGACAGCACAGGCTTACATATCAAACGGTAAAGTATCGGCTATCAAAATTACGAATTCCGGTTCTGGTTATACAAAGACCCCTATGGTAACGCTGGTAGGCGGAAACGGTTCGTCTACGGACAAAGCTAGAGGTTCAGTGATCCTTGGCGACAATAAATCTCGTTCCTTTGATCTTACATTAAAATTTGATCGTATTGATAAGAGATCTTTATATGCTACCAGTCAATATGTACAACGATTCACAGCCACAGGTCAGTCGGCAGTCTTTGAATTGGATTATCCTCCGACATTAGATAAGAGAAACATCACAGTCTTTAAAGACGACCAATTAATTTTAAACAGCGAATATTCTATTAACTTATATTTCCAAGATATAGGAACTTATTCAATATTAAAAGGAAAGTTGATATTTGTTGTTCCACCGGCATTAAATTCGGTGATAGTTGTAACCTTTGATAAAAATTCATCGATATTTGACAGCATAGGTAGAATTGAAAAATTCTATAAGCCAACTCCGGGTATGAAAGGATTACCAGTAATAACTGATAATACCGGTAATATCACATCACGAGATTATTCTCAGCTAATGACTGGTTTTGATTTTGGCGGAGTACAGATACAGGGAACAACTTTTGATATTACAGGTGGTTGGGATGCGTTGCCTTGGTTCACAGACAGTTGGGACAGCGTTGCAGCTAACTCAGACTACTATTATGTTGCAGACGGTTCAACAGCCTTTGTAACTTTACCAACCGTTCCAGAAAATGGAAAAATATTATCGATCTACTTGAAACGAATAGCTGATAATAAAACAATAAGAATTGATGATTCGAATTTTGTAGAGATTGAAAAAGTTACATTAGATCACGAAGTTAATCCGCCATTTAATTATGATGGATCGACTACTGTTACAAACACAATCACCTATCTTGAAAATGCTGGACTAATTCCAGGGCAGGAAGGTTACTTAGGTGATGCTGGCGCAGCGATTCAAACAGGTTGGTATGTATATGGAGTTTATGTCCAGCCAGATACAAGAGTAACTGTTACTAGAAATCCAACCAATGAAATTGTTATAACGAATGCTGGATCTCCTGAATTCAATCAAACATATACAAGAATACCTGCTTCTTTAGCCCCGGGCTATGTTGCACTAGATTATTATGTTGGAAAAGAAAATCCCGATATTAGGATTTTTAAATATCCTAATGATTACTGGTTTATGAATAATAATCATTTAACCACAGGGATTTCTAATAAGAAATATAGATCAGTAGATACTCCTAGAAATATATGGGATGTTCAAACATGGCAAGCTGAAGATGATGCTCAGTTGCCGTTGCCTACAGTCGTGCCGACAAATCACGTTTTAGTAACTTTTGAATTTAGCAAAAACTTAATTGATTGGATCTATGCTGCACCAAACAATGTTTGGCAACCAGATCTAAGATTTGAATCAACAGTACATGCTGGTCCTATAACAAATCCTAATGCGTTGATACCAACCTTTATCGGAGACGGATCTACATCAGTAGTGCAGATACAAGGTTTCCTTAATACAACAGTAGGAGATACAATAATTTTCAGACCGCTAGACAGCGATGGATCTGTATCGATCACAGATGTGAATCTTATTGACACTAATATCAGCGGCGGTACTCTAAGTGCTATGAGTGGCGCATACGTAACTGCAACAGGAAAGACTGCTGAAGAAATAGCGATCGACGGCGGTAAGTTTGTAAGCCCGGAAAATGTTCCTGCTCCAGAAGAAAATGTTCCTGGACAGATATTAGATTCAGTTAGTATTAAGGTTTATAATTTTACACCGGCTGCTGCTGCTCCTTTCAAAGTTAAGATTGCTATCAGCGACGGTGTTAAAACAGTTTATGATATCGGTCAGACAATATTTGAACCAAATTCTGTAATGGTATTTGTTGACAAAGTCAAACAGGAATATCGAGGCGATAGTACGATTAATTATACTATTGATTTTACAGATTCAACTATTGAATTTGTAACAGCACCACCGGTAAACTCTATTATCGAAATAACTTCAATTGGAGTTGGCGGTGTTGCTATATTAGACTATTCTGAATTTACCGGTGACGGGGAAACAAAATACTTTTTAACCAGAGCAAATTTTAAAGATGCTCAGAGCGTTTTTGTTACACTAGACGGCGATCAGTTTGATGCTTCGTTTATTTCTAGTACAGGACTAGTCGATACACCAGACAAAGTTTTAGTTGAGTTTGCTATTTCGCCTGCTCGATCACAGTCTGTTAAAGTTGTAGTACTAGGAGCAGCTCTTGATACTGATTCTGCAGGACTATCATTGGTCAGAATAAATCAACAAAGATTAGTATACGACGGTTCATCAAGAATCTTCGATCTTGATAACTTTGTAAATTTATCTAGAGCATCTGCTGCATCCTCAATTTTAGTAGAAGTTAATGGACGACAATTAAAAGGTGTTGATACTATCTATAAGGTCTATGACGGAGTTAATAATATCGTTCAGGTAGGTGTTGATCCACAAGAACCAATCGGTACTATTACATCGGGTAATATCAGAGTATACATCAATGATATCCTAAGAAGATTCGTAGTTGATTATACCTATGACGGTAACCAAGGACAGGTAATTATTAATCCTCAAGCGTTAACTTTAGATGATGAAATTCGTATTGAAGTTGATTTAAGAGCAGAATATTTTATCGAAGATAATAATCTAAGAATTGACAGTACGATCAATTTAAACCCTAGTGACGACATTGATGTTACATGGTTTGGCGAATATCCATCATTAAGCATAATTTCTGATCAATACGAAGGCGGCAAATTTAAGTATGTTTTATCTAGAAAACCGTTATCTGACAGCTATGTTTATGTTTATAGAAACGGCCAAAGATTAACACTAAATCAAGATTTTTATGTTAAATTGCCTTATGGTGAAGTTTATCTAAAAGATGTTGGAGAATTAACAGATCAAATTAAAATAGTTCAATATGCAAGCGATACATATTCTTTACCTTCAGCATATGAAATTAATAAAGATATGTTGAATATCTATCGATTTAATAGATTCGCTGAAACAGATTGTCAGTTAGCTCAGGATCTTTCTTACTACGATACAGAAATGTTTGTAAGTGATTCTTCTGGATTATCTAACCCGATGCGAGAAAGAAATGTGCCTGGCGTAATTTTTGTCGGGTCTGAAAGAATTGAATATCTTGTAAAAGACGGAAACAAATTATCACAACTAAGAAGAGGTAGTCAAGGAACTGCTATTGCAACAGTTCACTTAGCAGGAACTTCAGTAATCGATGTCAGTGTTTCTGAACAATTACCATACTTAGAAGAACAGGAAAGATTTGATTTTGTCAGCGACGGCAGTACTGTTGAAATTGGACCGCTACCGTTTGTTCCTACAAGATCTGACAAATCAACTTGGTTCCGAGAGACAAGAGATCATATATTCGGTGCCCATGTTATGCAGGCTGGATTGAGATATAGGATTGTGGCTTTAGGAACTACTGATTTCACCCTATATGGCGCACAGGAAAATCTAGTAGGATTAACTTTTGTAGCTACTGGCCCGGCATTAGGATCTGGAACTGTAGCATTTACAGAATTTACTAGTATTCCAGAAACTCATTTTTCGTGTGACGAGATCGAAGTTTTTGTATCTGGTAAGAGATTGTGTAAAGATTCCCTAACAGTATTTGACGAAACCAAGGGAATGTATAGCCCAGTTGGCGATATACAAATCGAAGCTGAGTTCTCGGTTACTGGAACAACACCTTATTTTAGGATAACTAAAGCATTGCCTGCTGGAACACGAATTACAGTGATCAGACGTAAGGGATCTGTTTGGTACGAAAGATCGGGCTTAACCGCTAGCAAAGGCATTACATTGCTGAAAAATGATACAGCTATTGCTAGATTCATCCGACAGAAGTCCACTAAAGTTCTGTAATAAATACACTATGAAACCTGAAAACGAGAACAAAATGTCAGAAAATACACAAAAAACTGCCCAAGAACCTTCGAGAGAACCCGATGAACTCGGAGGATTTCACTTTGAAGGGCATATTAAAATTTTCGATCCTGAAACTAAAGAAGTTTACATCGACAAAAGAAACGCTATTCATTACGAAAATATGAGCGTGGCGATGGTAAACAGTCTTTCAAATCAAGGACAAGGAACTATCTATGAAATGGTTTTTGGGACTGGCGGAACCACAGTTGATCCGACAGGAATAATTACCTATCTTACTCCGAACACAGTTGGAGTTAATACAAGTTTGTATAATCAAACTTATAGAAAAGTAGTAGATCAAACAGCCATTGAAAACGTCGATCCTAATAGAAATAGAATGGAAATCAGACACATCAGCGGAGCAAC